CTAGCCAAGCAAGCGAGGGCGCTTGAGCTTGCTCAGCAGCGCCGGCCGCAGCGCGGCGGCGTCCAGATCGATGGTATTGATCAGCCCGGTGATCTCGGCGCGGGAAAGCGATAGGCGGCACGGCAAACCGGTAAGCAAAAGCGACTCGCCTGCCGCTTCATCGACTAGCAGCACGCGGATGGTCGAGGGCGAATCCATCCGCGCGCTGAACAGCAGCGGTTCGAAATATTGTTGAACCAGGGCAAATGCCTCCGGTTGCCTGAATCGCTTCATGATGACAACTCCATTTGTCAGGCGGCGGATTCTAGCAGTGGCTTTCGCATCGCTCTGGCTGGCAAGTGCCAACTGCAGCACAACGTGCGTCGACACTGTTTGAGCAAAACTTGCCCTACGGATGTTGCAGGAAGTCGCGCGGGCAGCCTTCAGCCTGACATTCGCCGATCCTGGCAACATCCGCGCTCGTTTTCCGTACCGCAGAAACGCTGAAGGCCCCGTAATCGGGGCCTTCAGGATTGCAGATGGCGGAAGCGCAGAGATTCGAAATCATCGCACGGCCGCCTTGGCGCATTGATTTCAAAGGGATTTTCTTCCGGCGCTCGCCAGATGGGACCATTTTGGGACCATCCGTGGTCCCGGCATATACGAAAAAGCCCCGGAAATCGGGGCTTGTGGCCGTTTTGGAGCGGGACCGGCTACAGCTTCAGCTGTCGCTCGATAATGCCGGTCATATCGGCCGCGTCGTTGCTGATCCACTTGCCGTAGTGCTTGTGGATCATTGAGGTGGACGTGTGGCCCATATGCTCGGCAATCCAATCAAGCGGCACCACGCCGCTGGTGAGCATCTGGCTGGCGAAGGTGTGCCGGCAGTTGTTCGGCCCGCGATGGCGAACGCCCGCTGCCTTCAGGTGGCCGTTCCACCACCCGTTGCGCATGTTGTCCGAGGTTGAGTACGCCTGATTGGTGTGCGAGTTATGGAACACGAACCGCAGGTACTGCTTGCGCACCGTCCGGTTATCCCGATCGGTCGTCTCAACCTCGACCTTTGGCAGCTTCTCTGTGCGCTCGGCCTGCTCGCGTAGCGCTTCCAGGGCAGGCTTCAGCAGCTTGACCTTGCGCGTCGAACGGCGCGTCTTCGTTACCTTGTAGGCGCTGCGCACTCTCGCCCGGCGGAAGGTCACTTCGCCCTTCGCCAGGTCGACGTCCTCCCAGGCCAGCGCGATCGCCTCGCTCACCCGCGGCCCCGTCCAGATCATGAACTTGATCAGAGCCAGCTCCTGCTCGCGGCCAGGTGATGGGGTGCCCAGGATCGCATCGATCTCCTTGCGCTCGAACGGGTCCGGGTCTTCATCGTCCGGCAACCGGATCACGATGCCTTCCGTCGGGTCGAACGCCACGGCATTGGTCGTCCGGTAGAGCTGGTAGATCTGCCGCACGATCGCCACGATTTCGCGCACCGTCTTGTTGTGCAGCTTGGGCATCAGCCCCTTCTGCACCCACCGCTGCATCTCCACAAAGCTGATGTCTTCTGCCTGGCGCTCACCCCACTGCCCCCGGATATGGCAGTTGATCTTGCTCTCGTGGCCATCCATTGAGGACTTGGCCAGCTCGTTGCGCTTGATATCCAGCCAGAGGTCAATCCAATGGCCGAACGTGCCCTCCTTCACCCGCGCCGAGTCGGGGAAATAGCGCGCGTAGCTGAACGTCCCGGCCTGAATTTCGTGCTTGATGATCGCAACCAGCCGCGCCGCCTTTTCCAGGTTGCCCGGTGTCGGCGGGCCAGGAAACGGCTCCTTACAGCGCTTGCCCTGCCACCGAAAGTCCACGCGCACTGAGTTCCCGCGCACCTCAACTCCATCTGCCATATGCGTCCCCACGCGAAACCCAGCGGGCACGGTACCGGTACCGCAACCGCAGCAATAGAAAAAGGCCCGTCGCCGGGCCTCGAATTGGTTGGTGTGATTTCTAGGTCAGCCAGCCCGCTTGTCATTCGCCAGCCCGGCTAGGCGAAGCCCGGTTTGCACGGCCAGCACGATGCGCTGCAGGTACAGGTAGTCCGGGTTCGGCTCAGTGGCGTCGCCAGCGGCGTGCCACCACTCGTCGCTGAACAGTTCGGAGAGCAGATCGGAGTGGTTCCAGCAGTGATCCTCCCGCTCGACGCTGCGCAGCTCGTCCTCGATGCGGTCGAATAGCTTGCGGGCCTCATCTTTGTCCATGCTGTACGGGTGGTGGTTGGCCGTGCGACCGCGCCGGCAATCCAGAACCACGCGCTTCGCCATATTGACCAGGGCGTCACCGCTGAAACGGCTACCGCCAAGGCTGGGCGCCAGGCTGCCGATCAGGTACTCGCTATGCTCGTCGCTGAAGAACTGGGCCACCGTCCGGTCACCCATTCCGCCCCAGTACGCTGACCACGATTTGCCATAGCACTCGACAATGATCTTGCCCTGTCGCGTGGTGTAGCTCTTGCCTGCCGAGGGAATCACGCGGTGTCCGATGTCCTCGAGAATCACGGTCACCGGGTCCAGCTTGAAAGGTTCGCCCATGAGGTCGCTGATCAGCAGCTTGGTGATCTGAGTAGTTTCGATCTTCATGCCGGCTCTCCTGGATGGGTAAAGGTGACGCGGTCTTTCGGGTCGATCACGTCGCGTTCTTTCTCCACCAGGTGGGCCGGATCGAGGCCCAGCTTGCGGACCATGGCTTCGGCGGCCTGTCGGGCACTGATGGTGTTGCTGGCGGTACGCTTCTCGCCGCGCACTGTGGCCACGTAGGTGCCGGTGGTGAAGCGAGTGCGGATTTCAACGGGCATAACGGCGGCCTCCCTGGGCTTTCTTCGCGGAGACGTTAGCCATATAGCTGGCCCACTCGTTCTGCTTGATCTGCTGGCGGATGCGGCTGCAGGACGCGTGCTTGCGGGTGGAGCGGGCCTTGCCGCAGATGTCGCAGAGGCTGGGCAGGTCCAGCCGTTGGCTGGCCATGGTCGGGCGCTCACGCATGGCGCACCTCCTCCTGGAACAGCCGCTCCCATTCCGAGCTGATGCGCCCGGCCTTGTTGCGGTTGCGGGCGGTGACGCTGGGTGTCTCGGCATAGCAGGCCTTGCAGACGCTGCCGAGGCCGTCCGACTTGGCGGCCTGGCGGTAGAAAAACTCGGTGTCGGCCGGCCAGGTGTCGCCGCACTTGCGGCAGAGCTTCTCCGGGACGTCGGCGATGGTGATCAGGTGCGGGTGGCAAGCTGGGTTATGCTGTGCCCCGCCTCCCTGGGTGTGATGTGCTTGCATGGTGCTTCTCCTTGGGTTGGTCAGGCCCTGGTGAGTTGCCGCTCACCGGGGCCTTCTTGTTTTCAGCGTGCGATCAGCAGGAATAGGTCCGGCAGGTGGTTGGCCGCGGTGAGCAGGCCGGCCAGGCCGGTACCGATCCAGCCGGTCATGGCCAGTCGGGCGCGCAGGCTGAGGCCTGGCTCGTCATCGTCGTAGTGCTGCATGGTGCTTCTCCTTGGGCTGGTGCCGGTTGCCGCCGGCGGTTGTCGCCCGCTAATTGCCCGAGCTGATATACGGTTCGCCCATTAATGATTCTGTGCGGGACACCAATCGCTCTAAGTGTCGCGCCGGCGCGTATTTGGTGTTTTCTAGAGGTTGGCCACCCAATCAACTGCAGTAATTCGGTGGCCGTCATCTCGCGATCGGACTGCTGTTTCGGTAGTTCAGAAAGGGATTTTGAAAACTCATCGCCAGACGCTCTAAGCGCCACATTTCTGAAGCCCCTCTCTTCTGATGTGCGATATGGCGAATACCCACTATCGCGCATGGCCTGGCTGAAGCGCTTGATGCTCCCAGCCTGCTCGCCCGCCGCTTCGGCGTAGCGTCTCCAGCTTGCGAATAACGCTCCGGCGGGCGCAGTTAGCCCTTGTGCCGCATGGCAGCACTCAGCGATCCATTGGTTCAGCAGCTCCGATGCTTCAGGGGCCTTTGGCCGTAGCAAAGCCAGGGCCTCCAGGTATTGGCAAATCACACTGCGATCTGGTCGGTAGTAGCCAGCTTTGATCAGAGAGGAATGAGCAAGAGCAGCTGCCACCTTCATGGCCGGAGCGCCGACCAATAGGCGTTCTCGGTAGAACAAGTGCACCTGGCCTCTATCGGAATAGAGGTTGCTGCCGGTCTCTTTAAGAGCCTGTTCAACATCCTCAATACCCATTTGGTAAGTAGTAGTGCGCTCAATTGGCAGCTCACTCTCCGGCGCTTTTCTGATGCGGTTCAGCCCGAGACTGATGCATTCGCGCGCTGCTTTGTCGTCGCCGAGGGCGAACCACTCACCACAGCGGCGAACATCCTTCAGCTCCAAATGCAGCGCCTGCTCTTCCTGGTACGCATCAGCCGAGTCAAACACTTCCAAAATCGTTACCGGCACGCCTGAGCTGTTTTCGATCTGCGCTCGACGGTCTTCTGGATTGATGCTGATACCAATCTTGTAAAGGCCGAAGTCATTACGCATCAGGTAGATCTTGGCGGCGCTGTCGATGGGCAGTTGAACTTGCGCGTTCATCGCTCGGTCCTCTCCGGGTTCTGGAAAATCCAGCACTTCACCGTGGTGCCGCGCTGGCTGAGGTGGTTGCGGCGGTTGAAGGCCGCGCGCACGGCGCTGTCCACGCCCTTGTTGTGGGTGAGGTATTTGCGCGAACGGCTGTTGGGTAGCAGGGTGCGCAGGGTGCCGATGTCGGCGACCTTCTGGCGGTGCTCGGCGGCGCGTTCGCAGAACTCGTTGAGGTTCACGGCGATCACGTCCGGCTTCTTCGAGTGGTCGACCACTGGGTCTTCGCTCAGGCCCTGCAGGTAGTCGAAGGCCTCCCAGAACTCGGCTACCTCGGCCGGGTCGGCGTTGACGGCGGTCTGGCGGGCCAGCGCCATGGCCACCAACTCCCGCTGTGCGCCGGCGTGCTGCCGTTCGGTCAGCGGGATGATCAGCTTGAGGCAGTCCACCAGGGCGAGCAGCTGGGCGTGGTTTTTGATGATTCGCTCGATGCGGATCTCTTTCAGCTCGCGCAGGGCCTGCTCGTGCACCTTCACCTGGGCACGGAAGGTCTCCAGCACCTTGCCCTCGGCCCGGGCGGCCATCAGCAGGAAGTGGCTGACGTCCATCGCGCTCAGGTGGTTGAGGTTGTCCGCCGCGGCGCGGCTGGCGGCGGTGACCTCGGGGCGCACGAAGTGCAGCTTGACGATACGGGTGAGAATCGCCTCGCTGGCCATCACAGTGGCGTTCTGGCTGATCACGATGGTGCCGCGGAACGGCGGCTCGTAGGTCTCGTTGCCGGCGGTCTTCACGCCGGTCACGCCCAGGGTGCCGCCGTTGAACAGCGGTTTCAGCTCGTCCCAGTCGTAAGCCTTGGCGGCGCCGCGATCGTTGTCGCTACGGTCCGCCTCGAGCAGAACCAGCGGCATGCCGGATACCTGCCCCATCCACCGGCGCAGGCCAGCCTTGGACATCTTCGAAGGGTCCTTGCCCTCCTCGTCCGGGCGGCCGAACAGCTTCCAAAGGAACATCAGCAGGGTCGACTTGCCGGCGCCGGCCTCGCCCGTCACTTCCAGGAAGGGAAAGCTCTGGTACTCGTCGCGGATCTGCTCGGCGAACAGCGAGCCAAACCAGAACGCCAGCGCGACGATCCCTTGGGTGCCGAAACAGGTCCACAGCCATTAGGTTAGGTGTTAAGCTACCTCCTCCAACAAGCATAACAGCCTTTGGAGCCACTCGGCGCGGTAGCCCTCGTCGGTACGGGCGATTTCCAGGCGGATCGACTTCTGCAGCGTCTTCAAGCGCAGCTGCTTGAACTCGAAGTAGTCCTCCTTGTTGGCCTGCTCGAGCACGCCACCGCGCACGGCCAAGTCGCCGAACACGTAGCAGCTGTGCTCCTTGCTGTAGCCGATGTAATCGATGGTCTTGACGGTTTTCAGGCCGTAGAGCTGGTCGCGCATGATGCGATCGAGCTGCGCGCCGGTTCCGGTGAACACCGCGCCGGCGGCCATGCCGAGCAGGCGCTTCTTGAACTCGCTGGCCGCCGCCACCTGGCCGCCGGTGAAGGTGTTGCGCACCGTCGGCTCGTCGTGCGGGAAGTCCACACGGAAGTAGTACCAGGACTCGTCCGTCACCTCGTTGCGCTGGAAATAGAGCGCCTGCGGGTAGCAGTTGGCGATCTCCACCACCGCGCCGCACTGGCGCAGGGCCTTGTCGCGGCGCTGGCGGTCGTTGAGCAGCTGGTCCTCTTGGCGTTCGGATTCCTCCAGGTGCTGCATGGCTTTGTTGAACTTCTCCAGGTCCATCTTGAACCAGTAGAGGCGGTTCTCGAACGCGAAGTGGAACTCGTGGCGCTCGCGCCATTCGTACATCAGCGCGCCCTTCTCGGCGGCGCTTTCGGCCAGCAGCAGGCTGCCGTGGTAGCGGGCCTCACGCAGGTCGCGCTCGATCTGCTCCTCGCGCTTGTCGTCGCCCTCGATAAAGGCCCAGCGCTGGTGAAGGTCGTTCCAGTCCACCTTGCGGTCGCGCTGCGGGATCTGCGCGGCCTCGCAGGTAAAGCCCAGCTCGCGGGCCATCTTCGCCCAGCGGCGGGTGTAGCGATGCGCGCCCGGCTCGTTGTCCAGCGCCCAGACCAGCCTCGGCAGCTTGCGCCCGGCCTCGGCGCGGGCCTTTACCAGCGCCTTGAGCGATTCGGCCGGGAAGGCGTTGCTGCTCATGGCCGACACGGCGTCGAGTTCGTGGTGCAGCAGTGCGATGGCGTCGAAGATGCCCTCGACGATCCACAGCTCGTCGACCTCGAGAAGGTCCACGGTTGGCGGGCACCACCAGTAGCCTTTCATGCTCTGGCCGGGGGCGAAGCGCGCCTTCTGCTTGCCGAAGCGGTGCGGGCGATCGATCAGCCGCTCCCAGTAGCCACCCTTCTCCAGGGTGAAGCGCACCGTGGCGCTGCCCTGGGCGAGTTCGCGGCTCCAGTAGTTCTCCTGGCTGTACCAGCCGCGGATCATGCCCAGGTCGAAGCCACGGGCGAACTGCAGGTAGGCATCGGCGCTGGCAGCCGGCGCCTGCTCGGTGCTCGGTGCGCGCTTGCTCCAGTCGTCGAACAGGTCGTCGAACAGCTCTTTCACGTGCCACTGCTCGCCGCACTTTCTCTCGCGGCCGCATTTGATGAACCAGGGCTGGTCGTAGCGCGAATACAGCTCCTTCTTGCCGCAGCTCGGGCAGGTGCCGCCGCGCATGTAGTCGGTGCCGGCGCGGCGCTTGAGGCCGAAGTCACCCTCGAAACGGCGCAGCACCTCTTCGCGGATGTGGCGGTCCATGTCTTTCATTGGTCCGTTCCCCAGGCGAAGGCGTCAATCTCGGCGCTCACTGCTTCGAGCTGTGAGTCGGTGATCAGCTGGGCCTCCAGCAGGCCGCTCAGGTAGCCGGATAGCCGGATAGCCTCGTCACGTTTCAGCTGATAGCTGGACGATGAAACCAGCCGCCGCAGGTGCAGCTTGAATATGAATCGCGCCGGATCGGCCGCCAGCGCCTCGCAGGCTGGCATCGGATGAGTGCTCATGCCGTCACTCCTTTGCGTGCTTTCACCAGCTCGCGCATGGTGCGGTTGAGGCCGGCGATGTGCGGGTGGTCGCGCAGGATCTTCGGGCCTCGCAGCCCCTGCGGGGTGTAGCGATAGCGATCGTCGTACCAGCAGGCTGCCATCAGCTGCTCGTACTGGCTGGTCAGCCAGCGCAGGTAGGCCTCTGCCTGGGCGGGCTTCAGCTGGATATGGATGGAAACGTCTGTACTCATGGGGCCACCGTTCGGGCGCAACTTTCCCCTACCCGCGCAAAGGCGGGCATGGGCTTGGGTCAATTCAGGGGGTGATCAGTGCGTGGCTGCTGCAGCCAGCGCCGCCGCGGGCGGCTGCAGGCGCGCCGGCAGGTGGCGCAGGGGGATTAATACCGCCTCGCCCGAAAAAAAATTGATCAGGGCCACGCGGGTTTCATCTTCACCGGAGGCGTAATCGATACCGATCACCGGGCGCTTGAGGCATTCCAGCTCGCCCATAGCCAAGTGCACCAGGCGGTCAGCCATGAACGCAGGAACCTCCAGCGAGTTGACCAGGTAGCTGACGGCACGCTCGAACAGGTGGCCATCGTCGGTCAGATGCTCGCCCTGGTGGCGCTGCAGAAAGGTCAGCTCGGCGCGCTGCATGCTCGCCCGGTATTCCTGGGCGTCGTTGATGGTTGAGACGTTCATGCGGTTGCTACCTCCGGTTCCATTTGGTCCAGCATGTCGAGCTGGTCGGTCTTCTCGCGGCTGTCGCGCAGTGCCTGCATGCGCAGCACCGAAGGCGCCACCGGCAGTACCACGCGCGGTGCATCCAGCCCGGATGGGCTGAGTGCGTGGTCCCAAGTCAGCGACCCGGTGTAAGTCGCGCCGCAGGCCATGTTCATGCACTGCGCGTACATGGTCTTGAACGTCGGCGTTTGCGCCTCGCTGTTGCGGATGCGCATGCGCTGGCCACAGGCCGGGCATAGGCATTTGTATCCGCCGTTATTGGCTACGCTCACGGGTTCCCCTCCCCAATACCCTGCCGTGCTTACGGCTGCTTGCTGTGCAGCACGATGACTGCGTTTATTTCCTCATGACGGGCGGCCATGTGGCGGTGGTGCGCGGCGAGGATGACCTTGCGCTCGTCCTCGTCGATGTAGCCGTTTTCCAGTGCCTCGCAGAGGATCTGGTCCACCGCGCCCCGCAGCACGGCGGTGCGCATCGAGCGTTCGTAGAGCGCCAGGTTGTCCAGGTCGCCCGGGTTGGCATCCGGTACGAACACGCCGCCGTACATTGCAGCGACATAGTCTGGAAAGTGGCTGGTGCCCGCCTGCTGCTCGAGCAGGTGAATCTGCTCGTCCGAGAGCGGCCGGCTACCGGCGTTCTCGTAGAGGTGGTTGTCGAACTTCTTGATGTCCAGGCCCAGGCGCGCCGCAGCGCACTCACGGCCGCCTGGGTAGGCGCAAACCACGGCACTCATCATCTGGCGGCGGGTTTCTAGGATCGGGCGCTTCATGTTCTGGTTTCTCGCTGGGCCAGGTGCCATTACTGTGAAATCACAGTGCCGATATCGCTGGCGCGGCGCCCGTACTGCTCGGGCACATCCGCCACGCCTTCCTTGATGCCCAGCAGCACGGCGGCGCGATGCGACTCGCCGCGGGTGCCCTTCTTCGCGCCGGAAAGCACCTGGTAGCAGGTGAACGGATCGAGGCTGTGCTCGCGGGCAAATTCCTGGACGGTCTTGCCCTGCTTGGCGAGCCATTCCTTCGCTTGTTTGGGGGTGCGTGTGGCTGGCATGATTCAAAACCATTCAAATGCGTTCAATGTGGCGACAGATTACCACCCAATTGAGTGGTGTCAACGGGAATTTCTATCCAAATGAGTGGTCTTGGCGAACGACTGCGCGAAGAAAGGAAGCGGCTGGGCCTCTCACAAGCGGATTTCGGTGCGCTCGGCGGCGTTAAAGCGAACGCCCAGGGCAAATACGAAGCCGATGAGCGGAGCCCCGACGCGGCATATCTGTCAGGCCTGTCAGTAGCAGGCGTGGACGTGCTTTACCTGCTCACAGGCCAGCGCACGCCGGTGACGGCTGACGGCTTGGCCGAGGATGAGAGCGAAGTGCTGAACCACTACCGCTCGATGCCAGACGCCGACCGGGCCGCGGTGCGGCGACTGACCACGGCGTTGGCGGAGTCGGCAGGCCGATACGAACTCAGCAAATAGCGGCGGACTCACTCACCGCTGAGTGACATGACAAGGAGAGCACCATGGCAGCAGCAATCGACCTCGACGACAGCCCCCGCGATTTCGGCGACCGCCTCCTCGAGGAACGCAAGCGCCTCGGCTTACAGGTCCACGAGCTGGCACACCTCGCGGGGCAAACCGACTACATGCAGAAACGGTTCGAGAATGGCACCTCGGTGATGCCGATCGACTACCTACAGGCGCTGGCCGCGCGTAGCAAAGCCGACGTGCTCTACATCATCACCGGCAAACGTAGCCACTAACACCTCCCACACAAGGAAGTACCCATGCGCAAGATCCTGCTCGGCCTGCTGCTGGCCAGCCCGCTCGCCCTCGCCGCACCGCCCAAGCTGATCGACGCTGAAACCTATGGCGAAGACTGGCCGTTCACCTTCGACGAAGGGCACCTGCATTGCTTTGCCGGGCAGGCGGTGGCGGTTAGCGATGCCGAGAGCGGCCGTATGTATGCGCTCAACGGTCAGGCAAAAGCCAAGGCCGGCGCGCTTGGCTTGGAGCCGCTGGCCGCCGTGTGGCGCGATGACCCGGCAATCAAGGGGGCGAAGGTGTCGGTCGGCCAGGTGCTCGAGGATGGCCTTGCACGCTGCCGATGACCCTGCTGGGCCTGTGCGAATTGTTGACGCGTTGGCAAAACGCCATCCCTCATATACTGTATGGCTATACAGTATTTGCGTATGGAGTTCGCGCATGTTGTCGAGTCAGAAGGAAGTCCGTCAGCTGGTCCCAGAAGTGCAGCAGGAGGTGGTTGCGCTGACCCAGACGGAACGGATGCTGTTGCGCTGGTACCGCCAGTGCTCCCCCGAAGACCGCGCGCATGTGGTGCGCTTCGTCTCTGCGCTGGCCGAGACCGGCCAGAAACACTAAAGGCGCCGCTCGGCGCCTTTTTCACATGCACATCGGCGCGTCGTCGCGCCCTTCCCACTCCTCATCCACCAGCTCCCAGGTCGATAGCGGCCGCTGATACGGCGCCGGCTCGGCCGTGGGTTCGCTCAGGCGTTCGCTTGCTGCATCCGCTTCCAT